CCTCGATCTGTCTTTTCAGACGTTTGATCTCACTTTCCTGTCTACGACTCTTTTTTCTAAGCGTTTTTACCCATTTAGGTGCTTCCTTATGAGCTGCTTCTTCGGCATCTTCGCTTTCAGCATCCTCTGAAGGTTCATCACCTATAGTAACGACTCGATCTTCTTCGTCATCTTCCTCTTCGTCCTGGTCAATCTCAGGCTCAGTTTCTTCAGACTCAGGCTCTTCAGAAGTTTCGGAATCCTCGATAACCTCTTCTTCATCCTGTTGTACATCAAGAACAACTTCTTCCTCAATGTTCTGATCTTCGTCAATAATCATAATATACCTCTTTTATCTCAAATGCAAGGATTTTCACTGCATTTGGTTATTCCCGCCATTACCAGTGGGATTTTTCGCCATTTGTGCCTGTTGCTGCTGAGCCATTTGCGCTTGCTGTTGCAGTGCAAGTTGCTGTTTCTGTTGCTGTATCCTCTCTACTTGCTCAATATAAGCTCTACTCTCATGTAATTTTTTAAGGTCTATCTCATCTAAGGTATTTAGAGTATCCGCTTTAATCTGCTCTGTCTTAGCCAATGTTTCAAATACTTCTGCTTCTTTTTTCTTAGCACCCGCCATTGCTTCCTGAGCCATTGCCTGAAGGGCAACTTCATTTGGATCGGGTTTCTGATTCGCAGCCATCTGTTGAAGCATCTGTTTTTCTTCTTCTGTTGGCTTAATAGCTCCCATTTTAACAAGATTTTTACGGAAATAATCTCTTACATCATCAATACCATCACCTTCCATATTCATAAGGGCGAGAGATTGAAGAATTGTTGCTGTCTGTGGATCTTGAGTCAGCTGAAGCATACCCATTACTGATTTTACTGTTGCTTCTCTCTGTGACTGTGAAGCGGGACCAACTGTTACATTTACATCAAAAGATGCTTCAGTAAGACTATTAACTTCCCCCGCTTTACTATTCTGACCTATACCAAGAGTATTGAGTTTTACCGTACCAATCTGTCCCATAGTATCTATGGTTTTCATGTTACGACCTTTCTCTACATATACATCTTTAGCCATAGAAAGCCACACTTCGCCAATTCTCTTGATAGCCTTAGCAAAATTGGACATGTAAATATAAGCCTGTCCATCTATTCTTTTCTGAACAAGAGACTGTGCTTCACCGGACACATGGGAAACAATCTTATCAGGCTCACCAGTACCACCCAGGATCTCTTTCATGTCAATATCTGCTATCTGCATAAGTGCTGCAAGAGCGGGAGGTATATTAGGAGTTTTAGTATAAGCCACTGGTCCCGCAGCCTGGGTAGTTCCGTCGGCATTTTCAATCGGGTTTATCAGCAAGTAGGGGTAGTCAGTAATATTGTCCTCTGCCCACATCATTTCGTGTTGCGATATTTGCTCTGGGAGCAATATCGGCTTCTCAACTGTTGAAAGTGACGAGATTTCTGCTAATTTACTCATGAGCATGTTTTTAATTCTCTGAGTGTCTTTTATCAGCCGGACATGCCCCATTTGTCTTTCAACAGAGTCCACGAACCATCGTTTCCCGTAAACGGGGATAATTGGTAGGTTTTTACCTGCTATAATCCCACAATCCTCAAGAATACTTCCACCATCTATAATGTACTTATGAACTCTTCTCTTTTTGACTTTCTTCTGTCTGACTTCTATAGTTCCAACTGCATCGAGCTGTTCTTCCAGATCAGGGTTACTCTCAAAATCCTCTTCAGTATATCTTTCCTCATCACCAGTAAGTGTTTGGAATACTCTCACAGTTTCTTTTTTATATTCCACTAAGTAATACTCAGCAACATATACTAAATCGGGAGAATACCAGTCGTATTCCGAGTAATTTACCTGTTTAGCCATGGATACGGGAGATTTACCAAACTCATCCTCATACTCTTCAGAGGTCATCGAATACATCACATAACAGTACTTTGCATCTGCTTTATCTTGTCTTTTGGCATCGAGATCAAAAAAGACAGAGCTATCAGCATCGTAAATTGGCTCAATTCTAATTCTCTGCTTTTCGTTTTCATCATCCTCTTCATCTTCATATTCTGTAACAAGTCTAATTGCTCCAAAACCACCTCCAACTGCCTCTTCAAAAGCATTGTCATAAGCCTCTTCCGCAGTAGAGTCCTGTTCATCAGATTTGAACAGCATGTCACATATATCTGCAAGCTCTGTTCTATCAGTACCATCCTTCGATGTGAAATTGACAGATATTCTATTATTCCTGTTTTCAGATATAATCTTCATTATTGATAGGTGGACTTTATTTACTTCAAACTTAGGCTTATTGACGTATTGTTCATCAAGGGAGCCTTCCCACTGAGCGCCTACAATAGAGTAAAATCTTCGATCTTCAAGGCACTGTTTCCGCTCTGCATATAGAGAGCTTTCAATTCTGTCAAAATCCAGGATCGCTTTTTCGTGTATATCTCTTTTCTTCTGTGAATCTCTCATTTTACCACCTACTTATAGTCGGAATCATCCGTACCTTGAACTTATTCTTTCTTTTCTCTAGTTTAGCCTGTTTTATCTGTAATGACATCATATATCGTGTCCCATCAATCGAATGGTTGTCTTTATCTGGATATTTACTGATAACATCCCCGAATCTATTCACATCCAAAGCATAGTTAACATACTCTTTAGCTGCAAGTGGACACCGCAAAGGGTCAATTATTATTTCCTCAAGATCCTGTAACCACTTTATTCCATGCTCTACGCTACCAGGGGTTTTTTGAGCGGGGTAGATGTTCATGTTATGGTCATCTCTAAGCTCATCAATACTCTTTGGTTCCGCTGCATCTGCCATAGTTACTTCTGCCAGTTGGTCTGGACTAAGTTTTCCGGCAAACTGACTATTCTTCATCAATACACCGGAAATCTCAAAGAAGATATACAACCTTCTCTTTTTCGCATCAAAATGTGATTCACCAAACCATAAAGGGTCTGCAGCATACCCAAAGTCAATACCCTGGTACCTATGGTCGAAATACTGGATCTCTTTATCAGTAATAGGTCTTACTGTTACATTATTAAAGACCTCAAGACCTGTTCCGGTCTCCAAGCCCAAATATTCATGGTTATAGGCATCTTCATTAGTCTCTTTAAGATGTTCCGCATTTGCTATAAATGTCTCACCAAGCCACTCAGGAGGGACTGATCTATAATCAGAGTAATGTACCGATCTTCCTTTCTTAGGAACTTTTGACTCTTCATTTACCCACGAACGAGCTGATTTTGGCGGGTTGTAAGAATAGTATGCAATCTGATGCTTAGTAGTACCTCTAAAGATAGATTGAAGAATATTCCTGATCTCTTCCATACCGGAAAACTGATCTACCTCTTCAAACCAGGCAAACTTCATATACCCAGTTGGCAATTTTATTGATTTAATTTTTTTAGGGTTATCTGCACCTTTGAACAGAATTACCTGTCCAGTTGGCTGATAAATAACCTTGAAAGGGGAGACTTGGAACTTGAACAAATGGTCAACTCCAAGTTTATGTGCTGCCCACTGTAGCTGCCCGAACACTGAGTCACGGATCTCATTTTCAAACCTTCTGAAAACAACACCATTGGACTCTGGATCTTTGATAATGTCTAATATACATTCTATCGAAATAAAAGAGGATTTTGTAGAACCCCTTCCACCTCTTAGCCAAAGCTCCGTGACTTCCTTGCTTTTAAGCTCTTTGTGAGTGTCATAAAAAGCGGGAGATATACATTCCTTAAGACTTGTTATTTCCATTGGCTTCCTTTAGCATTTTGTAAGTCTTTCTATCAATTTTATGAAGCATCTTCCCGCAGCATTTCTTCGTACCACTGGAAAATAAATAAAGTTTCCCGCATCTATAACAACGACTATACATTACATCCTACTCCTAAACGTGTATGCTGTAGCAATCTCCCCAGACCCCGTTGCTTCTACTAAAACAGTGAGTTGCGACTCTGATCACAACCTTGATCGCTCAAAAATACTTGTTAGATCAAGAGATATACCTTGCGCCCTCTGTACTGCAAAAGATACCACCTCAAGTCCATTAGTGAATGAGGTTGCTGAAATATCTGCCTGTGCGGGTGTTACCCCAGGCGCTATATCCGAAAAAGATGCCCCTGTCAGTATTGCATTAAAAAGAATAGATACTACAACAGATTTATTCGTATCATTAGTGAACGTAAGAAGTGCCGAATCAAGATATAACTTGTTCTCTTTCCCTTCATAGGTCTCTGGATTTAAAATTGAGAAAACATAAGATGTTCCAGGAGATATACTTTGTATTCTTGAGTAGCCTATTGGTACTGTAAACGATATTGGAAAAGGCTCCCCCTGACTCAATGCCACCGCAGAAGGTGATTTTATAGATGCTGTCAAACCTACCGTAGGACATGCTATGCCCATCGATATTGGCAAACTCGGTATGTCTACAGAAGTATTCTTATTCTTCCCCGCATACTCAAGATGGTGGAC